ACTCTCCCCCTCTACGGTAAAGAGGTCAGAGGGCGTCGGGACCGTTACCACTATTACACGACAACTGGTGGTGAAAACCTTTACGCCGTGCCAATAAACCACAATGCGAGAGACTGTATGGAAGACATTGGATGTGAAGAACTCTATGGGAATGAAACAGTCTCAGTAACTGGTAAAACTGGTTCATACGCAGTGAATTTGTACAGAACGGATGATTTTTTCTAAGCTCGCGTGAATCTATCGTAAGTATCTCTGGTTACCATCACAGACGATGAGCAACTTGAGAAACAACAGGCAGCCAGCATCATCATGATAGGTGGTGATTTAAATGGAAACGATACCATTCTCTGGACAATCATAGCCGAACATAAGCAAGAACAAATTAGGGATATCAATGTGCTCATATCAAGATCTTTGTCTTTTTGGAAAGCAACAACGGGTGCGGTAAATAATCCCGCACCTGGTACAGATACACCGAGTGCATCCAGACCTAAAAGCGGAAGCAAGAACGCCATTTACTATATACTAACAAAAATTATTTCGCAAACCTGTAATCAGATCATATTCTCTTCCCTGAAGTCCCGGATTTCTTGAGAGTCTCGCCTTGAGTCTCAAGAGTTCCAATACTGTCTCATCGTCCAAGTTTTTGAAAAAATCCCTCTTTGCTTGCATGTCATCAAGCTGATGAGTCTCTTTGTGTGCCTGAACATACGGCCATGTATGTCTTCGTAATGCGGCCACTTCTTCCTCAAGCTGTCTAATTCTTGGCAAAAGTACCCGTGTTATGAGTACCTTCGTTTCCATTGATATAAAAATGTCTCACATCTTTAAGATATGCTCAGATATGCCGCTCTAAACCACGAACTACCAAAAGTTATCAGGGATGTGTATAGGTCTGGATCCAATGTAATTCTGGATTATGCCCGCGAAAACTGTAAAATACACGAAGCACACCATGTCGGTGAAGTAAATATGTCGGCCATGGAAGCTGTTCCAGGGTCAATGTTTGCCCTAAAGATGACATCATTTGCTTCAAGGGAATCACCTCATTTCGCGGTAGCGCATATCAAAAAGGTTATTCAGCACGCGATAAAGAATAAATGTCAGGTTTGTATTGACGCTGAAGATGTATTGTATCCCAAAGAAACTTATGATATGATGATACAATTTAATCAATATGAACCCCATGTTTTCAAAACATATCAAATGTATCGTATCACAGCTCTAAAAGAACTTGAATTAGATCTTCGTGCGGCGGAAAGACACAATATACAACTTGGAGTCAAACTGGTTCGTGGTGCGTACTTGGGGAAGCAAGACGGTCTCCTCCCCAACAAAGTGGCTGTAGACAAATCATTTAGGGAGGGTCTTAATATGAGTTTGGGTGCTCGTGAAAATGTACACACACTTTTGGCGACACATAACTCGGAAGATATTAAGTTTGCGCGGAGTTGTCCCCATGACAGATACAAAGTGGCACAACTTTTGGGTATGGGTGAAGACTTCCCAGATTACCGTTATGTGCCATTTGGTTCCTTAAGTGAACTTGCTCCCTACTTATTTAGAAGATTTGTAGAGAGACTTAAATGGTCTTAAAAATATTTTCAGAAAGATATTTAATGGTGAAGACCCTCAAGAGATTTGGGTATTGGAGTCCACCTCCATCGGGACCACTTCGTCACAGGTACAAGATAGTTGCCGCTTCCAGAAGTGAAGAAATCAATTATGAAACAAAGAAGGCCGAAATTACCCGCATTGCTCTTCAACACATGTATGAAGCACCTTCATTGAGAGAACCAAAGCAAATCACCACAAGACAGATGCGCCTCAAAATGATTCTTCACGAAGCCCTTGATTTGGCGCATTCAATCTGCGAACACCAAGATGCTCAGGAATGTTTGTGGGCATGGGAAATGGTTGACGAAATTGACGATGCTGCCACAAGGGCCGGTGTTCGCTACCATTAATTTCCCAGTCTATATTAAATGGAGTACGACAAACTCAAGGAAAAAGTAAAAAAGATGGGTCTCCGCGTCACCAAAGATATCAAGGGGAAGCGTGTAAAACTTACAAAGAAAGAGCTTGAATCAAAGTTGAAGAAAAACAAGAATGAGCCAAGCTTGGAAAATCAAGCGAAGAGTGCTAAAAAGTTTATTAAGGTGTGTAAAATGGTTCTTAGGGAGGCTGAACCTGCACAACCAAGAGCGCCACGACAAGCTGTCCGTGTGTCACCAAGAAGGATGGCACCACCTCCACCTCCACTCCCAATGCGCGCTCCTCCAAAGAACGCACGCACCGCTCTTATGGCTGATCTCAGGGCTAATCTAAGAAAACGAGGCCTCGCAAAGAATGATTAGATAAATTTAATTCCAAATCTTTTTGACATGAACCGTTGTACCTCTGGAATTGTTGGCTGACTCCAGAGATACCACCGCGACCAGAAACCCGCCCCACCAATACCAGATAGCTTCCAATCTTCCCTGTCACTCTTATCTATATTACGCATCATTCTGTGTATCATTGCCGGCTCGCGTTCAGCAACCACACGCTTGGGGATCTGCCCACCATGTCTCAAAACATACGAGCGCATACGCGAAGGATTCTTGTGTTTGGTGTAGTCGGAATACCCACTGGCACCAAAGTCAACAGTCCTGCCGTCACCGAGGATCGCCCTGAACTTCTTTTTACGATCAGGGCTACGAAGGATTTTGACGTGCATTCTTACAATTTACTACTAATTTATTTTTGGCACATACTGCAGTAACCCTCCTTCTTCGCTTCTGGGAAGAAGAAGAGACGCTCATCACCACGCTTCACACGGTACAGGTGGTCATACATATGAAGGAGACCAATCGCGAGCATCGCGGTGGAGACAACGGCGCGGTTCATCTTACGCACAGACCACGCATAGTAGAGGATCATCGCGAGGATGGTCAATTGGACGAGGGTCAATTTTGGCATCACGAAGCGTTGTTCAACATCCTGGACTTCATCAGTGGGCTCTGGGGCATACATTTCCATTCGCTTGCCGTAACCTGGCATTTTTATTTTATACTGAGAAATTAATGTGGCACCTCCTCTGGGTACCAGTGGTTCTTGTACTCCACGACTATCTCAAATCACCAATAGATAGATTGTACTTTCAAAATCCACTCAGGCCACTTGTTGGGATGCGAAACACCCTTGTTGATCTGATTTATCATAAGTTTGAATATCATGTATTAGACTACCCTAATCTTTGGTTTGTTAAGGCAAACTATAACAAGATCCTCTATGAATATGAGAAGGGTCTCGGAAACGCAAAGAAAAAGTACTTCCACAAACTTGATCCATGGTTTAAGAAAAACAACGGGTACTATTACTATGAAGTCAAAGACTTTCCAGAAGTTCAAAAGATTATTGATCAGATACCATGTGTAGATAAAGAGTCTGGAAAGTTCGCTGTGATTGAGGGTCCCATGACCATACCCGCACACCGCGCAGAGAGTAATCTTATGTTGAGGTATCATCTCACCATTAAAGGTGGCAAACACTGTGTACTTTACACATCAAATGGTGGTCATTTACACGAACCTGGGAAAGATTTTTTATTCGACCATTCGCGATTCCATGGCCTTATGAAACGCAGTTTGGAGAAAAGAGTGACCCTCATCCTTGATGTCCATAGATTTTAAGTGTCTGCGACACACAGCCTTATACATATCATTACCACCAACCAGTTCAAGATCATCATTTTGAACAATCCTCTTTGTGAATGGACCAGGTGTTCCATTTTTACAATCCATACAGAGAGCTGAAAGCTTTGTGACATCACTCGCTAATGGAATACAATCAATGACTTCTCCAAACTTTCGTTGCTTGTAGTCCCCGTCAAGACCAGCTATGATCACCGATTTATTGAGAAAGAGACACATTTCCACAAATTCTTTGAGGTTTGTGAAGAATTGGGCTTCATCAATCGCCACAATGTCCGCGTTACAAAAAGATTCTTTGATGATACAGTGTGATATATGATCAACCTTGAGACACGGAAATTGAACACCATCGTGGGTATTGATGACCTCCTCAGGAGACCTGGTATCCTTTGAAGAATTGATGACAACAACTTTCTTGTTGAGAACTTTGTAACGCTTAAGTCGGCGAATGAGTTCCGAAGTTTTACCTGAAAACATATTTCCCATAATAATTGTCAGACCCATCTCACCTTTCTGTAAAATAATCTCATATTTTTATAATGGTTGACATTCAAAGGTGTTATTACGATGGACACAAGGGGTGGGTGTCGGCAAAGTCAGGTAGAGTTCGTTTTGGTAACAAAATTTTTTCAAACATTCTAGAAGCTGTAAAGTATCTGCGTCACAAATAACCAGCATAATACATTTTTACCATCACACCACCAACCATTAATCCCATTATAGAACTTAGTAAACAGCAGTTACAGAAAATGTTACAGGATATCTCATCTTCTGGAATTGGTTTTTCTTCACCCCAACCCATTGAATTAAATCTACATAATAATTAAGATGCCTCTCACTGATCAGGAAATATCTAAAAAGGTTAGGGAATTGCGCAGAACTGAGGGTAAAATCTATGCACCCCTCAAATACTTTCGTGGTCTCAGAACCCTAAAGTCTGTGGAGACTCGCTACAAAAAGATGCTCAAGAAGGATTACGCGGATTTCAAGACGGATGAGGGTGTAAAGACTCGCACATCTTCATATACCCAACGATTTAGAAAGAAGTATGGATCGGAAGTGAAGTCGCTCCCAGAGATCGCAAAGGCTACGAAGATACCCCTCAAGACTCTTCAAACTATCTACAATAGAGGCCTCGCCGCATGGAGAACTGGGCATCGTCCAGGAGCTTCTCCACAAGCATGGGGATATGCCCGCGTCCATAGTTTTGTAATGAAGGGTAAGACATATTACACGGCGGATAAAGATTTGCGTAAATAAGTATGTATGACTTCAAGGATTTCATGGAATGAGTATTTCATGAAGACCGCAGAACTCGCGTCAGTCAGATCGCCATGTGATAGACTCAATGTGGGATGTGTGCTCGTTAAGAACAACCGTCTCATAAGTATGGGCTACAATGGTTTCCTTGGTGGTTCTAATCACACCTCAATTGTGAGGGACGGACACGAACAAGCAACGATTCATGCAGAAATCAATGCGGTCACCGACGCAGCCAAACGAGGTGTCTCCATAGATGGCACCGAAGCCTATATTACACACTATCCATGTCTCAATTGCTACAAGGCTCTCGCGAGTAGTGGAGTCAAGAAGATTCACTACAAAAATGACTACAAAAACAACCCACTCGTAGAAGAATTGGGGTACGGGATACCCATCATTAAATCGCACGCCTAAGTCATTCAACCCACCCCCAAAAGTCACACAACTCTCAACTATGAACTCTCAATCTATTGCCACCTACATTGCCAACCTTGAAAAGGAAAACGCCGATCTCAAGAAGCGCCTTCAACAATGTGAAGAAGAAAAAGCCCTTCTTGAGTACGAAACTATGCTCCAATATGCTGAAGTCAGTGATGAGGAATCTACCGCGTCCGACTCCGAGTCGGACTCGGATGATAACTATTTTGTCTGCTACAATTTGCCCC